TCTTCAAGAGAGAAGTGTAGTTTCTCTCGATGTTGGTTGATGTACCATCGTCATACCTCTCAAGAGGCATTAGTAGCATCTTTGCCTGTGCTTCAGCGTGGTGCTTACCCATGTCCTCACGGACGATTGCCCTGATGTCACCTACACCATCATCGATGGCTGCAAGTTCCATACCGAGTTCAGAGAACTCGAACAAGTGAGCAACAGTCTTTGGACTGATGTATAGTTTCTCGTACTCAGGAGCAAGTGCTGGAATATCGTTTCCAGTTCCTAGAGTTGCGTTCTCACCGACACCACCAATGCTGTCTGCCCTTGGTGTAGCGGAGCCACTTGCACCAGTGCCTACATCGAATGTAGAACCGGAGCCACCTTGAGGTCGGCTCTTTAGAACTCTCCAACCGCTAGATGTGTATGGCCTCTTGGATAGCATGGACAATGCGTTAACCTCTTGGTTGAGCATCGACCAAACTTTCTGTCCGTAAAGGACGTTGTATAGGTCTCCCAATCCACTAGCAGCAGAGAACGGGTTGCTTGCTGCGTCGTGGGGCGTTCCGAAACCACCGACAACACCAGCAGCCTTTAGCAGAGCATTGCCCTGTGCGCCAGCGTAGCCGTAGGTGGCTGCTTCTAGGTCTTTCAATGTGTTAATGTATCCACTCATCTTAGTTCACTCTCCTTGCAAGGTTATGGATGTCTCCCCAAGACATCTCAGCAACTGCTTCAGCAGTCGTTGGGAAGCCCTCGGGTAGTCCCATTGCTACCTCAGTAGCCTTGCGAATCTCGTCTTTCTCTGCGGTAAGAGCCTTGCGTAGTTCTGCAAACTCTTCTTTGAGAGCAGATACCTCGCTTTGTGCATCGTACTCAGCCTTCTCTGCGAGAGACTTCTTCATTTCCATCTCTTCAGAGAGCCTAGCCTCGAACTGCTTAGAGAGGTTGTCGTATGCCAACTTCTCTAGTTGTTCAGCACGATACTGCTCGTATGCTTTCTCAACATTCTCAGGAGACAAGTCGAGGGTAGTAAAGTCTGAGTTACTCAGACCTTTTGCCACATTGCCTAGTGCTGCTGGTCGTGCTGAAGGGCTTCCGCCACTAACAACCTCTTCGCCAGCCTCATTCCCGGCATCTCTTGTAGCGTCAACGTCAAGGGCTTTCCTCTCCGAATCATCCATCATGTTTTCCATGTCGTCATCATCGTCTGCCTTGTAGTCCATGTCCTCTACATCGTCATCCATTTTTCCGTCTTCCATCATTTCTACTTCGTCTTCTTTCACAACTTTTTCTGTTTCAATTGTTGCACCAGTCGCTTCTTGAACCTGCTTTAGCAGACCATTCAGTTCTTCCAGTGCGCTTTCTAGTTTTTCTGACACATTATCACCTCCTTGTTGTTTTAATATGTCGAATTTCGCTTCGGGGTTTATTCCTTTCTCACAGATTGTTACTTCATGTAGTTCAAGACTATCAATCTCGTTGTATTCCCCGTATTCCTCCGATTTCCTTTGTTTCTTTGATATTGCTTGTCCACCTATGCTAAAAGAGCGTAATGTTCCTTTCCTGATACCTCTTGCTATTTCCTTAGCCTTCTCTATGTCATCTCTCATTTTGATAACGACATAGAACCCAACGTTGTCAACACCTGTCTTGTGTAGTACCCCGTTAGTATCTCGATATTGCTCTATTACCTCCCCGACTTGAACATTTGAATGGTTTGACATTACGTTTCGATAAGACTTCTCCTTCATGAATTCCGCTACGGCCTTCTCTAGTGCTTCAAGTGTAATCAAGTCATTTTGCTTGTCTACAACTTCTATCGATGCATATCCTCCAATCGTCAATTCATCTGACTTTAGTATAGAGAAACCTGCATCTGATTCCTGCTTAATCAAAACCTCCTGCGGTGCAAACACTACGAAAGGAATATTCTTTTACTATATGAACTACACGTTCTCTTCCTTTTCTGATGGTGCTGGCTCAGGCAACTCCAAATTACTGTATTTGTCGTCTTCTATGTTGATTATACCCTCATCTGACTCATTATCCAACATCTTCTGTTGTGTTCCTGTAAAGACAATCCACGACTTCTTCTCATTAAGTGGAACGACCCTGAAGTGTATTCTAGTTTGAAACTTCTTTCCTTCCATCTTGTACTCATGGTATCCATGTCTCTGAACACCGAGAATCAACTCCCCGCTATCTAGAACCTTGGTGCTGTCAATTTGTTCTGACACCATTGCCGGGTACTTTCCTGACTTTCCAAACAACTCGTAGATGTCAGTCGGGTCATCTAGGTCGATGAACCAAGCCATTCTCTCTTCACCAACCTCTATGATGAAGTCTATGTTTCCATCTTCCCTCTGTCTGACCTCAAAGGAGCCAGTATTCTCTGAGTCTTCCTCATCCTTTTTCATGTTGGATGGGTTCAGGCTGAACTTCTTCCCTGAGTGTTGTACGAAGTCATCCTGCTCCTTCATCCAACCCAATAGTGTTCTTCCTTTCTCTTGGAAGTGTTCTAGGTACTCATCCCCCAACTCGTCAACTACCTTTTCCTCTATGTCCTTGTATTCCATTGGAGGTTGGTTCTCTAGGATTTTCCTTACTCCTATCCTGAGTTTATCCTGCTTGTCTCCCATGAACTTAGCCAGTTGCTCCTTCATCTCGTCCATGTTGACAATGGCATTCTTCTCCATCAACTTGTCTCCCTTAAGACCGTATATGGTGAATCCCTCCACATCGCTCTTCACGATTATCTCTGCCTCACCGTGAACATAGTCAGTCACGATATACTTCTTGACGTTCTTGACATCCTTCGCCTGTAGTTCCGCCATTACCGCCAATGGGTTCAACACGCTCTTTGGCGTTGCTATCGGCTCAACTAGACTCGATAGTGACTTCTTGGTCTTCTTGGACAACTGCTCTAATGTGCGTACCTTGTCAGGCTCATCCACCTCGGGAAGTTCAATTAACTTGGCGGAGTATAGACTGAAGGAGTCGCTCTTCTTGTTGACCTCATCAACCTTGACTCGTATAATGCTACCAACATCGACCTCTATCTTGGTGTTCAGTGCCTTTCCTACAGGAGCGTAGTCCTTTCCTTCGTACTCAATCGACTTCATCTCCCTCTTTTCTTCGGCACTCAATGGCCCTGCTCCCATAGTGTACGAGAACATTCCACTGGCAGTCTTTTTCCTGTCTAAGACAATGACATCCAAGTCAACGAACTTCTTCCACTTTATCCACTTGGGATTCTTCCTCTTACCGATGTAGTATGTTGATTCTATGTCCTTTATGACTACGCCTTCAGCAGTAGGCATCTCCATTATCTTCTCAGCGTAATCACCGACCTCCTTCATCGAGTCTGCTATTCTAGTGTCCCTCTTGGATGGGAAGGCAAGTTCCTCCGAGGAATGTTGAGCAAATTGGTAGAGTAGTATGTTTATCCTCTCTCTTAGAGGTTCGTCGGCCAAATCCTTGCCCTCATGTCTCATTATGTCGAAGACATGAAGCCTCAGTTTCCCACCTTCTAGTTTCTTCTTGAAGACATGCGTTATTGTGTCTGCCCTATGTAGAGGCTCATTCTCGTTGAACAACATCAACTCACCATCTAGTATGCAGTCACCGAATGCCTTGTTCCCCATCTTCTCAACTTGCTCAGGACACTTATCGGTGATGTCCTTCTCGTTGTAGGAGTATATCTTGACGTTGTTGTTGAACTTGTGAATCTGAACCCTCATGCCATCGTACTTCTCCTGTACGACGAACTCCCCGCTCAGACCTAGTATCTCCTTCATGTCATCCAGTTCAAAGATTCTATACATCGGCTTGTTGGGTATGAGGAAGTCAACGTCAGCCTTCTGCTCATCAGACTTAGCGATGTCCAAGTCCTTGAGGTTGTTCCACCTCTCTTCCGAGTATCTGCTTTGGTAGACCTTCTTCAGAAGAGCAAGGGCATTGTTGAACTTGCCCCTGACCCTCTTCGTGTCCTTGTCATCCCCGTAATGCTCAATGATGTATAGGGGGATGTCCTTGACCTCTATATCTAGACCCACTGAGTTCTGAGTTATCTCGTCGGGCTTCAGGTCGTTCTCTTCCCAAGCCTTCTTCGGTAGTGTGTTGGCATGGCTCCTTAGTGCGTAGTGTATGAAAGAAGCGAACACCGCCTCATCGCTCAATAGGGTCTCCAACACCCTATCCCCTAGTTGCTTGGCGAATGGGTCGCTTATCTCCGAGGTCTCAAACCTCAACCTCTTTACGTCCTCGTAGACCTTCTTCGCTACGTTTGACTCAGGGTTGGTCGCCTTGTCATCGAAGAGTTCCTTCTCACTTATCTTCTCTTTGAGAAGTTCGGAGAACTTACCAAGGCCATCGAAGTTGTCTCGGATGCTCTTGACGGTATCCTTCCACTTTTGCCCGTATTCCCTCGGGTTCTCCTTGGCGGAGAGATA